TCTGCTTGGCAGCATGACGACTTGCGGCATTAGCATCTGCGCACACGGCAAAACTCTATAAATGGTAAGTAATTAGGACCGTGTAATACTTCACGTATAAACTTGAATCCTAAAAATTTTAACAGTTTCATATGAACTGTGTTTCTTTTGTCAACGATGTTCCAGAGGAGGGGTTCTTGACGGCTATCGACATACCGCTTCGCCTCTCGTAAAAACAACTTCGGTTTTTCGTGAATTACTGGTGTGCATAACATCCAGATATCACCCTTACGTCCGACTCCAGCCATCCCGGCAGCCTTGCCGCTAGGTGATGTAAAATACACGCAGGGGGTCATCTGAGCAGCGGAAAGAAGGTGGCGGATAGGTTCTACCCCCCAGCCCTCTTCAAGCTCTCTGCGGTCTTCTGGACGTAAGTTGGAGGCCACCTCGTAGGCAGCCTTAATTGTAATTGGGTGTATATATTTAGACACGTTTGTAAAATCTAGGTGTAAAGTCTCCTTCCCATGATAACCCACGTAGGGTAGCTGGTGCTGGATGACTTGATTTAAGTGTAATACCTACATTAATATTTCTCTCATATATAGGTACGGTTTTAATGTATTCGGCTAAGTAAGGTGCATCAGAAACATCATACTCATCTAATATAGATGACTCGTATACTTCAGTGTAGTCAGGTTTACCTTTACGAGTTAGTGTAGTTTCATATAAACCTATTTTACCAAAGTGTACTTTGACTCTATGTACTACAACTGACGAATTAACGTCTGCAAAAGATTTATCACCTTCTATTTTTGTAGGATATATTCTTGGAAACTCTGCTTTATATTCATACAGGTATCCTATTTTAAGTTCATTTGCAGAATTAGTAGCTTGTGACCAGTCACCGGGTAAAGTAAAGTCATCGTTAGGGTTATTACCTAATAAAGTAGGTGTTGCATATCGACCTACTCTTGTATTACCAGCTACATCTATGGTATCAACAACTACTAACTGACCGTTGCCGGAACCTACATCTGGTATCCATGTAGATTTATTTGTAAATGTTGTAAGATCTGTACTTTGATTATAGACACCATCTTCTAAGCCTGTGTAGTTATCTAAGTGAAGATTGTAAATAACTCCATCTTGAGTAATAGAATCATATTGATAAAATGCACCATTACTTGTATCAGGATCTGTAATAGATACTTGTTGTAAAAAACTATCTTCATCTAGTAGATAGTATACATCATTAATAATAAAATGATATTTTAAACCTCGATTAAATTTCCATTTAAACCAAGCTTGCTGTTCTCTTTTATCAGCTACGTTAAAATATTTAAATCCATATACAGTATCAGAGTCAGTCTTACCTATAAGGACTATTGAATTTTCTCTTGAGTTAGTAAGTAAATCTACATCTTTTGGAATAAGACTTGGGACAACCTTACTCTGTTCAACTACATCAGGTTCACCTTCTCGGGCTATATTAGCCATTTCATTAAACCGGCTAAACTTACCAGAGTTATCTAAATAAGCTACTGTAGTACCCATAGAAATAGGTGGTAAGTTAATATTATAATTAAATACAGAAATACTGCGTAGTTTCGCTGTTTCTGGGTTTAGGATTTCAGAGTCAGTAGATAGTAAAAACTGTTGATTACTACTAAATACAACTAGACCACTATTAATTTCTAAGGCATCAAATATTTCTGATGGAAACATAGATGAAGCAGATATATCAATAGGATCGGCTGCACCTACAACAAGTGCTGACTCTATAAAAAAGTCAGGTGTACCGAATGTACCCGGTCTAGATAATATTACATTTTCTCCAGACAGTAGTGCAAGTCTATTTCTGAAAAATACAACTTTATTAATCCTAGCTGCATCTTGTAACTGTTGGCTAGTCTGTACACCTTTAGCAGTACAGAATGATGGATAAGGGTTGGTTGTTTCGTCTCCTACTAATCTGTCTTGAAATGGAAAACGTTTAACTGTAAATGTTGCTAGTTCAGAAGATGTACCGGGGTTAGCTAATGCAGTTCTTTGTATAGCCAACGGCATATTAAATAAACGTCTTGGTATACTAGGTTTAGCACATTCACTCCATGAACCCGATCCATCACGTCCGTTCTGTCCATCAAAACGAAGGTAGTAATCATCCTCTTCTGCAAGTCTAGCGTTAGCTATCTTAACAATATAACCATTTCTACATTGGTTAGGTAATCGTGATACATCATTAACAGTAGATTGCATAACTCGCATGAGATCTTCTTCTACAATTTCCACGTTAAATGGACTATCACTAGAATAATATACACCTGTACCTATAACTTTAGCATTAATACCAGAAGGTAATCCTGTTGTAATACCTCCTAATATGGTATCAGCTGTAATAGCTGTATCAGCATCAAAAGGGGTAGGAGCTGGTCTAATTAATCCATCTTTTCCTGAGCTAACAGTACACTTAACATTCGTTGTTTCTATCTCGCTAACTTCTATAACTACTGTAGCTTGACTACCAGTAGATCTAGGAGTTGCGTTTTCATTATAAGTTAGGTTAGCAGCTTCAGAAGCAAACGTAGGTCTAATAGTAACTTTATCACCTACAGCCCAACCTTCTCCGCCATGTAGTAGCGTAACTTCTAAACTGTATGCAGCCCTGTAGTTTTGTCCACCCGGACCTTCAGAAGCAGCTTTATAGTTAGGACTTACACCTTGCTGACCTAAAGCTGAGAATCTAAAAACTAAATTTGTTCTCTCAGAATTTGAACTTGTTAGTTGTTGGTTATTTGCGTTTTGTATATTTGCTATATCTCCAGTATTATAACTACTAGCTGTACCTACGCTTGCTGAAAATACACCTGTACCTATACCGGGGCAGTGACCTGATCCATCAGTTTCATCGTAAGTACTAGATAAAACTTTAACTTTTGTAGCTCTACTTAACGATTGCGTTGAGTTAGAATTGTATATATTAAGACCGTATTGTCTGCCATTCTCTGTACGTAATAAATCAACAAATGCAAAGTGTGGTTCTGGTCTAGCTGGTGTTAAAGGTGTAACAGTACAAGCAGTTGCTGATCCTACAGTTCGACTGTTAGGTAATGTAACTGTAAATGTACCATTAGCTGCGTTAGAGTTAGGGGCTGTAATAGTAAGGTATTCACCATTATCACCACTAGCTGCTCCAGTAAAGTTTATATCAACAGCATAGCCTACTGTAAGTTCATGAAAGCCATAACTGATAGTAGCAGTTGTACCACTTTGAGTATATGTAGCTTCAAATGAATCTCTTATAGCAGTCAAACCATTACTGGAGTCTCTGCTAGTAACAAAAGTAGTATCGTTAATTGTAAGAAACTGTAAGTTTTCTGGATCACTTGTAGCAAGATAAGCTTTATTAGCTGTTGCTCCACCTGTACCATATACGACAGTCTGTTCAGCACCAGCATTATCACCACTAGCTTTCCAAATTCTTACGTTTCCATTAGGGTCTACTTGTCCAAGATATGCTCCTTCATTCTCATCACGAAAGTAATGAAACCAAGAACCGTTTGACTGTACATTAGCAAGCTTAGTGTCTCCTACTCTTTTAGCACCCGGTCTTTTATATAAACCTCTAGTTACATCAGGTATTGCATTTACTATATCTGTGAGTTGACCGGGAAACTTAAGATGGTCTGGCTGTTCAGACATACCAGCATTGTAAGCCGGTACTGTCTGTCTAATACTTGTCATTAACGTCCTCCAAGTGTAGTCCAAGGTTGATAGGTTTGATAGGTGCTATTCTCTGGGAAGTTGAACATAGAATGATTACCTTGATTACATTCGTATTCCATAAGTGATGCTCGAGCTTGCTGCTCTTGTGCACCTAATAACTGTACTAACTGAGGGTTAGCAACCAGCTGTGTTGCTGCCATTCTTGATGCTCTATAAGTAATAAAACGTCTGAATGGTATGGGTAAATCTTCAAATGGATATAATCGAACAACATCTAAAAGAATCTCACCTTCCCAATCGTTATCTTTGTGAGTCATTTTGTTATATAATTTCCCATTTCGTCTAACTACATTTGTAGTCTTTTTAGCCCAAGGGTCAGTTACATCTATTCTAATTATATCATCACCGATAACTATTTGTTTGTTAGCATCTGGTTTGAATGGTACGTGTTTTTCTGTATTAAAGTGCCAACCTTCTGATTGCACATCTACAGTAGCGTCTCGTAATAAGTTATATATGAACGCTATTTCTGGATTATCGTATGCTGATACACCTTGTATTGTTACACCGGCAGCATTTACTACATTTCCAAGGTTGGTTACTGGTGCTTGACCTATAGCTCCCAGTATTGCATTTACTGCGGATAGTTCTGTATCGAGGTCAATAGTTGTGGAAGCCATAAACTTTTGTAAATAAAAAAAGGGAGCCGAAGCCCCCTGTATAAAAAATAATAATCACTATTAAGTGAATGATGCGTTAGAAACAGCAGTGTTGTTGTAGTTAGAAGAAACGTCAATTCCAGCTACTAATTCTACAGCAGCAGCAGGGTTTAGGAAATCTGCACCCATTGCTAAACGACCTAAGATTACGTCGCCTTGGTAAACCACTGAAATGTC